GTCTTAACTACATCGTCAAAGCCATATGTATCTTCTTCTGGGCGTGTTGTAGCATCTCCAAATCCGCCATCGATGTTTTCGCCAGCAACTGGTATCTCAATTTCACCGTCTGGCTGTCCAATAACTATTTCGTCACTGCTAGCATTTTCCATACTATGCAATAAATTCATTAGATCGCGAATACCGCCGGCACCTTGTGCTGTAACATTCATAGTTACGTTGTCTTGTTGTTTTGGAGCCATAGACATCATGCTGCCACATTCTTCAACTGGCATTTCCATCTCTGTATTCTCAGTTACATTAGATGGATTAATTGCTTCTAGTTTAGCTACTAACGCTTTATATTGGTCTGCTGCTGATATCATCATAGTCCTCCTGTAGACTTTGCTGTTGGCAAGGTTACGTTCCTGCTGCCTACAGGGCTCTTACTATTTTCTTTAAATGCTTTAGCGGCTGGCCCTTCTGTTTTACTAGCTGGATTGCTTTTTGCTAATAGCTCGTCGTTAACACCTTTATACTGTGTTAATTCTGCTCGATTTTTGCTTAACTCTTTAAGCAAACTCATTTTTTGTTTCTCGCCAACTTTATCCTGTGCGCCGCCTGCTTCGTATTCTGTACCTAGCAATGCTTTTCCTGACTTTTTATCGTTAGCATGATTAATTGCGTTTTCTTCTTCTTCTTTTAAATTACGAACAACTACTGAATCGGTACCGCATTTTAATGCACCGCACACTTCTGCACATACTTGAGCAGTTGTTGCTGGGTATGCTAGGGTAACATCAAAAATAGTTACGTTTGTGTTTAGGTGTGTGGGAAAGTCCATGTGCATTTCTGCAATTGGTAAACGCTTACCAGAAGAGACGCTTTCAACTCCTAATGATGCAAGGCATTGTTTTAAATGTTTGGAAGCATCTTTATGATCGCCGGCAATTTTTACCTTAAATTCATAAACTTTTTTGTTGCTTTAAATGTTTAGAAGCATCTTTATGATCGCCGGCAATTTTTACCTTAAATTCATAAACTTTTTTGCTTTCCATTAAGTATTCTTTAAATGATTTCATAGTTTAATCCTGATGTTGTATTTATTTCATTTGCTTTAGTTTTTCAAGCAAACTGTTGCGATCAGTAACTATAAACCCGTCACCGTTTAAATTAATGCTGTTATCGTCGCCTGTATTAGCATCTTGATCTAATTTTTGTTTCTTAAGCTGTAGCTCAATCATCTTTAATTTCTTGTCAATTTTTGCTGATTTAGCATCAATTGCATTCTTAAGCATACCGCCTGCAACTTCAAAAATCCTGCTACTATATCGTGCTTCTACATTCATACCTAAGTCCATTAAATCATCGTAGGCATCTGTTGCACGTTGAGCTAGCGCATCAAACTCTGCATCAGCGGCATCGCCTAACCCCTTAACTTGCGGTAAACTGGCAGAAATTCTATCAAGTTCATCTGCACTTCTAAGAAACGGTTGCGCTTGATCTTTCATTTCTTTTTGTTTTTTCTTTTCTTCTTGCTTGATAATTTCTTTACTAGCAGGGAGGTTTAAAAGTTCTTCAAGTTTCTTCATAACTTTACTTATCCTTACGTTTGACTGAATAAATCATTTTCGCTTATGATACGAAATTTTATTCCCTGTTGTTTGCACCAAATATTGGCTGCTGCCCACTTAGCTTGATTTTTAACGAACTGCGCTTGGTTGTACTTGTTTTTCCCCACACGTTCTAAAATTGCCTGACTAGCTGGCTTAATCTCAATAAGTTCAACAATCATTTTGCCCTTCTTATCTACGTATTGTATAAAGAAATCAGGGACATATATAGTATTCCTACCAGTTAGGGGATCTCTGTACGGAATGTTAATAGCTTCACTTGCCCATTTTTGTACACTTTCGTTTGTATCGCAAAATCGCATAAAACTCCATTCCCAACTTGATCGATATGTTGGAACTTTAGTCCCAACATACTTGTCAGGGCGAGTCATTACAAACTTACCTCGGGCAAATTTTGAAGCCATATTATACTAGAATATTTCTAGTCTCGTAAATATCAGTTAATGGAGCAATTCGATATCCAAGTAGACTAGTACTTTCTCTGTAGGAGTTTAGCACCTGAGCTACAATCTGACTTAGTTGAACAGCTGGTAATTTTTTTAATGTGTCAAGCAATTCAAACACATTTACTGAGTCGGCTCGTGCTTGGTTTAACAGCACAATAGCTGTGCTTTTAGCACTAGTAACGTCAAATCCACTTTCTTCAAAAAATCCAACTACTGCATCAATTTGTGCGGCTGGGAAGCTAACTTCTTGCGAAAAGAATTTGTCAAAGAACTGTCTAACCTCAACCGAGCCGTCGGCGCCTACCTGAGTTGGTAAATTTGATCCGTTCATAATGTTGTTCCGTTAATGTTTATTTGGCCAATATTTATTTGATTGATGTTTACTTGGGTAGCTATTGTTATCGGTGAAGGATTTGATACTGTAGGAAATGCAGTATCAGTAATCCCGTTGAGTCCAGCAGTTGGGGTAGCAAACAAATTGCCAAGCGGTATAGTAGTATTTGTTAACTGTTGAGTGTTTGTGTACCCGTTAATTGTTAACATTAAATTTTGTAATGCTGCTATTGGATCTGTTATTACAGCTTTATTTGAAAACGTTGGACTAGCAGTATCTGTGGCAGCTGATCCTTCTTGTAAAGGACTAGGAGATACGTCATAGTGCTCTAACCCAAATCCTTCTGGAGGATTATCATCAACTGTGCCTGTTTCGTATGCCACTGCTTCGTAAGCCAGCTTCATCGAGTTATCATGCACACCAGTTTGACTATAATCAACTTTATTGTGATTCCAACTAGTGATTACTGGGTTAATTAATTTATAGCTAACCCATTCATGTCTAGCCATTTGATATATTGTTATATAGTTAAAAAATGCTTCTGTATTATTGTTATTATAACCGTATGGCGTTTTAACATAGTTAAAATTTTTCATTGCAGTTTTGTTATACGAACCTGCTGTAGTAGCACTAATACTGTCGGCGTAGTAATAACTATAATAATTTTGCCATAACTGATTAACTACGCCCATGTTATCGTCGTGAAAGCTAACTGTTATATCACCGTGATTATGAGTAGATTGTACTTTCTTTTTTCTATTGTACTGATTTAACGTTTCAACCACCATATTAAAACTAGGCAAATCTACACTTTTAACTAGCATGTTGATTTCATTTTTGTGACGATCAAGAAAATCTGCATTTCTTATTGCAGTAGGATTAATGCTAAACGCTACGTGGAATAAAAATTTATGTTTAGGTGCTAGCCTAAACTGATCATCAGTAAACAGTCGTGCAGCGTGTTGCTGATCACGAAATGTCGTTGATGTAGAATTATTTAAAAATTTATTAGGAGTGAATGCCATACTAATATTTATCGATTGCGTAAACTGGGCAGTTTATGTATAGCCGTAAAAAAGCCCAGTTTCCTGGGCTAGTTTATTATCGTGCGCCGGATAGCGTTGCTGCTGTTCCTGTACCACGTGTCTTAGGTGCTGCTGCTCCACCTGAAGTTTGGATACAGTTATCAGGCTGAATTGTTAAATCAATTGTTAACAACTCTTGACCGCCATAACCTAATGCATTATAGTTAGCGGCTTGTACATAACAACCATAACATTCCCATGTTTCAAGGACCGCTGGTGTGTTAGCACCGTTACCACCGTCTAACATTTCAATACGCAACAAGAACTTGTAGTCGCCACCGGATGCCGCGCTAGATTGTTCAAAGAAGTCATATTGCTTTTGCATCTGTTCACCAACTAGCTTAGACACAGCACCAGTTACGTCATCACGTAACTTGATAGAAATTGTGTTCCACTTTGGACGTCCAGCATAGTGAATTGTTGAGTTATAAACTGCAATTGTCTGGTCATCAAAACTTACGTTTGGACGAGCAGCTTCACTAACCTGCTTGGTTAATTCTGTTGTAGGAGTTGAAGTACCAAAGTTCTCAAACATTACGCGAAAGCGGAACTTGAGCTTTGGCATCAACATGCCTTGTGATGTAGCACTTTGATCTGATGCTAGTGGTACTGTAAATTTAGATAAACTTGCGATTGCCATTTGTATGCTCCGTTATATTATTATAGACCAGCAATTTCGCCAGTGTTCTTCAAGCGTAATGGAATGTAAATAAATTCCACTGCCTTAACTGGTTCAATTGCAACATCTAGATATAGTTCACTACGATCAATTCTTGAAGGTGTGTTGTTACTTGTATCACAAACTACAATGTAGTCATACAATGCACGTTGGCCTACTAACTCTAACAATAGACTTTCTGCGGCACCCTTAATTTCGTCACGTGTAATTTTGTCGTTTGGTTCAAACACATATGGCTTAGCCAACTGCGCAAATTGACGACGTAAGTAAATTACTAAACGTGCTACGTTAATGCGATCTAATGCACTAGCATTTCTAGCACGAGTGTACTGACCGTAGTTAACAAGTCCTGTGCCTGTAATAAATGTTATTGGATTAACCTTAACACCTGCTAATGTATCACGTTGTCCGTTGTTTAGTGCTACTGACTGGAATTCTCCTTCAGCATTAACATGTCCAACGGATGTTGCATTAGTAATACCACCACGGCGTGTACCAGCTGGTGCAAACCATGGATATGAAACGTTATCACTTAGTGCAATAGTGCGTAGCATCATGTGGCTTGGTGGAACAACAATATTGTTACCAATGTTGTCGCTAGTAAAGCCCCATGGATAAAACACGCCTAAATACTCATCAAAGCTAACTAATCCAGAGTCATTATCTTCTAATGCACCTGCTAGGTTTTGACCCCAGTTGTTTAATGTTGTAGCATCTGGAGCTAGTCTTGCTGGAGTATCACCGACAACAAACGCTGTCAATCCGCGATCGTAGTTCAAACTGATCATCTCGCCAATTAGTTCAGGATATCCTGGGCAAGCAATTAAGTTGAATATGCGGCTTTCTTCGTCACGTATTTCTTGGTTAGCATTTACTAGTGCTTGTAGTTTTTGTATAACTACTGCACGTTGAGCTTTACGACCAAATGTTCCTGCGCCATTAGCTTGATTAGCAGCTTCGCTCACCCAACGATCTGGATAATATTCATCCATTGGCTCACCTTCGCCAATTGGGCCACCTTGTTCGTAACGTGGGTTATTTGCTAGTAGATCAACATAGCCCGACACATAACGCTTAACGTTAAATCCTGAACGGCGTAAATTCCATAACAACATACCACGAGGATATAATGCAGGATCCGGAGCATCAAAATCTAGGAAATCGCTATCTAACAATTCAACAATTGAACTAGGTGTTTCTGCAATACCGTCTGTATTCCAACGTGCATCAGCAAATATAATACCGTCGCCGGTTGTTTGATCGCCAGTATCTACAGCTACCCATTTCTTAGTTTGGAATTGATAACGATATAGTGCTGGGTAATTTTCAAGATCGCTTGTATCGATCCATAAGTCGCCTGTGGCCAACGGTGATCCGTCACTCTGTGTTTTTGGTTTAGTTGCACTTACAATTGGACCTAATGGGTCTGTTGGATCATCACCTGCTTGAGTACTTTGGTTTAAATTTTGATAACCAACCCATGTGTCTCCGTCATGAATCATAATATCGACTTGGTCGGTAATACTGCTGTACCATAGTTGGCCATCTACCGGAGCGTCTGTTGGAGCACTTGCACTAGCTTCGTAGCTAAATGATGGTGTCCATAAACTTGCAACATAGCGTTTTGCGGCTCCTGTTGGGTCGTCATAAAAGTTAGTGTTTACTCCTGTACTAAAAATAGTTTCCATTACTTCTTTAGCTGACGTGTCGACAAATTTAATGTCGCCGCCTTGTAAATGAGTAATAACAATTCTATTGCTAGAATCTAGTTCAGCAGTAATGTTAGTACTATTTGCAATTGCTGTTTTTAATGCAATAATCAATGTATTTGCATCGTTACTTGTACCAGCTGAAGTAAATGACACAGTTACCGGTGTAGTATATGTAGCTACTACTGGTCGAGTCCAACTAACAGTAAATTCTCGAAGGCCAGCAGCAAATGTTCCAAGGCCAATGATTGACGATGTAATAACTGTTTGTCCTGCTGATTTTCTAGCATACACTTTAAAGTTTGCTAGTGGAGGAGTACCTTCGTCGTCATTAGTTTTAACATATAGTGCGCCGGCTGCTAAGTTAATTCCGCCGCCTGTTGAGTCTAATCCTTTTAATGCATTTGCATTATTAGAGTATAAATTAACAGGTTGATCAACCCATGCTGCCGTAACTGCATTGTACTTTTTAATAACCCAGCTGGCTCCTAAGTTAGGAGTAGTTGTCTTAACCCATAACGAACCTGTTGGGGCACCGTTAACAGTTGATGGATTTTCAGATCTTTTAAACAACGGAACTTCTATGTGTGTAGAAATTTGTAGTATAGGTGCAAGATAGGTACCTGTAGTAATACCTAATTCAGTTAAGATTGCACCTGCGCCTGTAATAACAATATTAACACCTGTTGAATACAATGCTAACTTGCCGTTGATGTTTGCCGCAGTTCTTCCACCACTGGATAATAGATCATTAATCTCGGCCACTAAATCATCTAAATCAGTGAATCCAGTAAACGGAGTTCCAGAAATTGTCAGTGTACCTTGACCTGTTAAAGTACCAGCCGTTGAACCTTGAACTGTTGGCCAACTTGCTCTCCATTGTGTTGAGCCAACTTCTACCCAACTAATACCAGTATTAGTTACTGGTTTCTTATACCATAATTTGTTTAAAGTTGAAACAGCAACTAATGCATAATCGCCCACTGCTCCAAAACTAGCTAATGGAGTATAGTCTTCTCCTGCAAAATCTACAACTTGGGCACGATCAGTAATAACTTTTGGTGCTACATTAACTGATGTTTGTCCTGTGCCTACTCCAAGTTGTGCTGAATCCCACTGGAATACCCCATAGCGAGAGTTTGCAGTATTAAGCCAGTATGTACCATTAGCCGGTGCGCCTGTTGGTGCGTCTGCTGTTGCATCTAACTGATTTAAGTCTACATCTGCACGTACAACATATGCACGATTGCTTACACCTAAATATGAATATGCTGCTTGCAAACCATATTCATTTTGTTCCCCAGCATGTACGGGATTGTTATTTGCATCTGTTTTAAATGTTGGTGTGCCAAATGTGTCTGCTAATTCTTTCTGACTAGTTAGCAAATATACTTTTCCAGCCTTTGATTTTGTAGTACCGTCTGCTGTACCAGTGCCTGCGCCATTTTGTTTATTTTCTGCGCTAGCAACAAAAATTAAAGGAACTGTTCCAGGGGCTGCAGGCGTATAGAAACTTTCATCTATAACTGTTACGCTTACGCCAGGTGAACTTAATTGAGCCATGTTGTAATCTCCAATTGAATACGAATTCTACATGTATTTATAGAGATTTGGCTTTTTATACTTATAATGGGCCCACAAAAAGGCCACAAAAAGGCTTAAATAAAGTTATGAGACCCTTGTGCATGTGCGGACAGCATCCTGTAGCAATTAATTACTACAAAGAAGGTAAGCCCTTCTATAGAAGTCAGTGTGGTCAATGTGCTCGCGGAGTAAAAGTTGCAAAGTGGGTACTAGCAGGTTACAAAAAGAAAAACACCTGTGATAAATGTGGGTTTAAAAGTCCCTATCAAGAGGTGTTTAGTGTATTCCATACGGATGGAAATTTAAATAATTGCAGGCCTACAAATCTTAAGACGATATGTGCAAATTGTCAACGGCTTCTTCATCGCGATGGCGTGAAGTGGAAGCAAGGTGATTTAGTACCAGATCTTTAACTTGTGCAAATAGGTCATCAATAGTAGTGTTGTTGTCTAACACTGCATCAAAGTTAGTTCCAACCCATGCTGTTTCACTAGCATGAATTTTAAGTTGTTCTAATTTAGCCCTGCTTAAACTCCAAGTAGTATTGCCGTTAGGGCCTGCATTTACACTAATTGCAGCATCGTACCATTCAGGTTCTGGGCCGCGGTGTACACGCACTACAATGCCGCCTGCGTCTTTAATTGACTTAATTTCGTTAGGAAAACGACAGTCTGAAATAACAATGTCGTCTTTGCTGTTACGGAGTTTGTTTTCTAGGCTTGCAATCCAAATATTATCATGGAATGCTTTACGGCATACTTCTGTTCCCCAATATTGCAACACCCATCGAGGAGTTAAATTAGGCATATCAAGTCGTTGTGCCCACCACGGATCTACTTGTTCGCGCCATTCACGGGCTTGTTTAGTTCGACCCTCTAACATAGTTCGATCCCAACCAAATACATAAGCCACTGCATCTTTTAAGCTGTTAGCAAATGATTCTCGTCGAAATCCATGAAAATTTGTAAGGTAGTCAGCAACAGTATCTTTGCCCGAACCAATAAACCCGCATACACCTATAATCATAGCGTCTCCTAAAGTAACGCTAGTATATAACAGTTTTATTACAAGGTCAAATATTTTTTAGCCGATAATGAAAGTCATAGGAGTTCCGCCGGGAACATTTAGATCAATTTCTTTATCTAAGGCAGCTAATTCTTCTTTACCGGCTGCTTGTAGTGCAGTGCCATTTAATGTAATTGGACTGCCAGGGCCTGCAATACTACCAAATTTGCTACGTGCTTCACCTAACATTAGTTTACATACTGCAAGAGTATAATCACGTAACCACTGTTTTGCATAAATGTCTTGTAACAATACAAAGTCCGGACGATAGTTATGGCAACGAATTAAAATTTGTTCGCCTTGAGCAAACGGACGTTGTAGTATAGTTAATATATGACTAGTTGCTTTCCACTTGAATTCAATAAACGATCCAAACATTTTACCCACTAATTTCTGGTATCCTGCAAACAATTCGTATGTTGCCAAACCGCCCATCATAGAACCGCTTAGTAAATAACTATTTGTATATGCTAAGTTGAATGGTTCAAATAGTGTACCGCCAGCACCCATGCCAGAACGTGAGCCTATAGCTCTGCGGAATACACTTTGTACTTCAACAACTTCATTGGGTAATCGATATTCATTCTGATCTTGAACTAATTCAAGGAACATATAGCTTTCTTCAACAGCATTACTACTACGTTGTCTATAACGGTTAATTGCCCGGTCTAATGCTGTTTCATAATGAATCGGGTCTAATTCAACATCAATCATGCCGTCGCCCAGCATCGTACGCACATAATCAAATACTGCGTTACGTTCTTTTGTACTGTCTGATAAACTAGGATCTTGTGGGTAATTATCGGCCATTGTAAGTTCTCCACTCATATTTATCTTACGATAAATATCATATGCCAAGACTTTCCCTATATAAGCCCGAGCGGGGGCAAGATTACCGTTTTATAGATCGCCAAGTTAGCGAGATGTTTCAGGTTGGCGGTACAGATGTGTATTTGCACAAGTATTTAGGGCCTAAAAATCCAGAAACTGGCACCGCAGATCAGCCAATTTATGATGTTATAAAAGAAACAAATATTCAAGATTTATTGTTTTTAGAAAATCGCGATCGTAAGTATGGTGAGGAAATTTATCGTATTCGAGGAATGTACAACGTACAAAATATCGATTTTAATTTAAGTCAGTTTGGCTTATTCATAGACAACGATACGCTGTTTATGACTGTGCATATTAATGATTTTATCAACTATATTGGTCGCAAGCCACTCAGCGGTGATGTTATTGAATTGCCACATTTACGTGATCAATTTGCATTGAATGAGTTTGACATTGCATTACCAAGATATTACGTAATTGAAGATGTAGGCCGAGCTAGTGAAGGTTTTAGTTCAACGTGGTATCCACATCTGTATAGATTAAAACTTAAGAAGATTACAGATTCTCAACAATTTGCAGACATTCTTGATAAGCCAGCAGTTGATGCTAATGGTGATCCATCTGATAAAACTTTACGAGAATTATTAAGTACACACAACAAAGAGTTAGAAATTAATGATGCAGTTTTACAACAAGCTGAGGCAGATGCTGCAAAAAGCGGTTATGAAACTAGACAGTTTTATACACTAGCAGTTGACCCGTTAACAGGAAAAACACTATTACAGACTGCTGACGAAACAGAACTTAATGCTAGCAGTACATCATATAATGTCAGCGAAAATACTAATCGTCCTACTCGTACAGGTTACACTGGGTACTTAATAGGTGACGGATTCCCGTCTAACGGTTACGATTTTGGCCACGGTATTCAATTTCCAGATGCGCCGGGACAGGATGATTTTTTCCTACGTACAGATTTTATGCCTAACAGATTGTTCCGCTTTGACGGTAGCCGATGGGTTAAAGTTGAAGATGCTGTACGTATGAACATGACTAATAATGATGCACGTCAGACATTAAAAACTGGATTTATTAACAACAACGCATACATCTATGATCAGATGGTTGTTACAGATTATGTAAAACTTGTAAAAGACGATTTTGTAATTACAACGACACTTGATTATACTACTGCAACATACCTAGTATTAAAATTGCAAACAACCGAACTTGCATTTGTAGTCGCAGACTACGAAGACTTATTTGCAGATGTTGACGGCAAACTAGTAATCACATTGCCAATTATTAATGAAATTCAACAAGCTGTGCCAGAAACTGGTACATGGAAAGTTAGTTTATGTAATGGGCGCGAGGCACAAAGACAAAGTCTTAGCAAAGCACTTAGACCAAAGGCAGATCTATAATGCAACATTTTTATGACGGGCAAATAAGAAGATACTTAACTCAAACTATTCGTGCGTTAAGCAACTTTGTAGTTAGGTACGGTGATGGTACTCTAGTACGTGTTCCAGTAATGTACGGAGATGCCGATAGACAAGCATCTAGCATCATTCGACAAAACAGTGAGAATGCAATTAATAGCTCTCCACGTATTAGTGTTTACATTACAGGATTAGATCTTGATAGAGAACGATTGAGCGACAGTACTTATGTAGGTAAATTGAACATTCGTGAACGTGATATCAATCTTGAAACAGATCAATATACTCAAGGACAAGGTCGAAATTATACGGTTGAACGTTTAATGCCTACACCGTTTAAATTAACAATGAAGGCAGATATTTGGTCATCAAACACCGAACAAAAATTGCAAATACTAGAACAGATTTTAGTATTATTCAACCCAAGTCTCGAACTTCAAACAACTGACAACTATGTTGACTGGACTAGCTTAACAGTATTGAATTTAAACAGTACTAACTGGTCAAGCAGATCCGTACCAGTCGGCACAGATACACCTATTGATATTGCTACGCTAACACTTGACACTCCTATATGGATTAGTCCGCCAGTCAAAGTTAAGCATCTTGGCGTTATTACAAATATTATTACCAGCATCTATCAAGGCGCAGGAAATGACGGTGCAGGATATATTGACGGACTAACTCCGTATACTCCAGACCCAGGACTTACAATTTCTAGTTTACTATCAGAGCAACGTACTACAATTACTGATTATAATATCCATGTGTATGGTAGTCAAGCAATGTTGTATTCTAAAACATCAAATGCTCTTCCTGCAGAACCTACTTTAGATATACCAGTACTTCAAGGACCTGCTGTATTATGGTCTGAATTGTTTAATCAATATCTCGGAAAGTTTGTTCCCGGCTCTAGTACTTTATTTTTAACACAACTAAATGGCACAGAAGTTGTTGGCACTATTGCGGTTAATCCGTTAGATGAAACCTTACTTGAAGTTAGTTGGGATCCAGATACATATCCAACCAATAACGGTATTGACAGTAACGGGTTAATTGAAACAGTAGATGCAGACTACGACGGTGCAAATAGTTATAGACCAGGAAGTCCGGGAACGTTTAATGCAATTATTGACCCGTTAACTAAAGCGCCAAGAGGTTCTGGTTTGCCTGATCCCACAATTGGTGTTCGTTACCTAATTGTAGAAGACATCGGTGCTGACGGTAACACTGACGGTGCAGATGCGTGGAAAGGCGACGACGATAGCGATTTAGTTGCGCATGCTAATGATATCATTGAATGGGATGGTACTAAGTGGCAGGTTATATTTGATAGTGTTCAGAAACCTGATGTACTCATCTACCAAACGAATATATACACTAAGATACAATACATGTGGAACGGTGTAACATGGGTTAAATCGTTTGAGGGTGCATATAGGGCAGGACATTGGAGAATCGAGTTGTAACTGATAAGATTGTGTGTAGTGGCGCATTAATTTACGCCAAGTCTACTCGCAGATTTTTACTCTTGCAAAAAGCTCAAGGCAAGCATGCCGGAACTTGGGGATTAGTAGGCGGTACTAATCTTCAAGATGAGAATCCTTGGCAGGGACTCCAGCGTGAAGTTAAAGAAGAAATTGGTTCTATTCCAAAGATTCTTAAAACAATTCCAATTGAAACATTTGTTAGCAACGATTTAGTTTTTAACTTTCACACATACTTGTGTGTAGTTGAGAATGAATTCATTCCTGTATTAAGCGATGAACATATTGCATGGGCATGGGCTACAGTTGACTATGCACCTAAACCTTTACATCAAGGGTTACGTAATAGCTTTGCTAGTAAAACTATCCGCACAAAACTGCAAACAATATTTGATATTATTGAATTGATTTAATATAGTCAATCCATTGTTTATGATCAACTGCGTATTTTCTTAAATCTAATTTAATTTTCTTTACTTGCTCCGATGCATGTTTAGCATGTTGCATTAAATGTTTAGAATTCAAATATCTTTCAATACCGTCTTTAGTAAATCTTTGGTGTCCGTATCCAATAGCTGTATAACTAAAAGAATCAAACATACCTTTTTTAGGAAAATCTTGCGGACCTGGGAATGAATTTTTTAATTTGTTATCTAAATTTTGCAACCAAGTTGGTGTATTGTTAGTTAAAAATTTCCAAAATTCTGAATCTGTTCGTCCCGTGTGATAAAAGAATCTAATATATTCAAGACTGTTTTCATAAAGCCTATTTGAAAATGTGTTATAGCTATCTATATTAAACTGACATTTGGTTAAAGAATGTAACGTAGTTATAGTTTCTAATTGACTGTATGCATTATGTAAACTAGTTGCTTCAAGTGGTTCTACAAATCCGCTCGATAATCCAATAGCAATGCAGTTGCCTATCCATTGATCTTTCCAGTAGCCGTTATTAAACTTAATAACACGGTCACTGGCTAATTCTGTACCGTGTGTTTTTAACAACCATTTATTAAAATCTGTTTTAGCTTCTTCGTCGGATGTAAATTCTGACGAGTATACATATCCAGTACCTCTCCTATTAGATAACGGAACATCTAATATCCAACCATTCTTAGTTGCCTCAGCAGTAGTATAAGGTGGTATATAATCGTATTTTTTAAATAAGGGATTAGGAATTGTACGATTAGTAGGTAGTTGGTTAGACACATCAATCCATTCTGGATCTAGATGTTTAAATAATGCATACTCTAATCCTGATGCATCTATAAACAAGTCGCTAGTAATTGTATTACCTGATGCTAGTATTATAGATGTGATTTCTCTATTATTAACATTAACCTGTCGTACAACATCGTCGACAATATTAATTCGATCTTTAAATTTTGATTCAATATATCTTCCAACTAGAGTTGCATCAATGTGCATAGCATGTCTATAAGATAAATTATCTACGCCAAATATTAAATTATTGTCGTAATAAAAATTGTCATAGTTATATGCATTTTCGTATTCATTATGCAAAATATCATACGCATCTATTGCATTAAAATCTCTAATTGTAGGATCTGTGGCGGCTAAGGCTTCGTTTATTGGAAAACTATGAGTCCATTCACTGCCTTCGTATGCCCAGTTTTTAAATTTTAGTCCTAATTTAATTGTGGCATGACAATGTTGCACTAACTCTACAGTTGTTATACCAACAGTTTTTAGATAGTTGTCAAAAATAGGAGTTAGACTTTCACCGACACCAATTCCAGGTTTACTATGATCGTATATCATAGTAACATCAACTAGCTCTCCCCAATAAGATTTAAAATAAGTTGCTGCCATAACTCCGGCGGTGCCGCCGCCAACTACTGTAATTTTATAAGCCATTTAAAGTGCGTCCTTTGCCATTCCGTAAGCAACATTTATGATTACGCGGCGATCTACATCGTGGGGAGTTGCACTTGCATGATAATGCCCGCCATCAAATCCTAATAATCTGTTGCGGCGTGGGGTTACTGTTTGTAATATTGTTTCCTTTCCTAGGTAGTTTTCTTTAAAATATCCGTAACTTGCATTTGCAAAATCGTCATATCTTGATTTATCTAGATCAAAATCATATTTTTCATTGTATATCACAGTAGGAGAATCTGAGTCGGTTAGATATAATATTCCTACTCTATGAGGAAATGGTAGATCAATATGCGGATCATTAGTGTATTGACCGCAAGTACGAGGTTGTAATACTACCCTAACTCTAAATATTTGATCTGCAGGATGTCCTATTTTATCAATGCAATCAAACAGTATAGGCTGTAGTAATACTCCTATGTCATTCTGAGCTTGCCCATCAACAATTGGATAGTTTGTAAAGTTAAAAGGGTGTGGATTGTTACTAATAAGTTTCCCAAAAGGATATGTAATTGGACTATAGTGCCACGGAAAATCATATCTTAATAATTTGTCTTCTAGTAAACTAAGAACAGATGCGGAAAGTGCGTTATCTATTATTTTCATTGAGTTACTGACCTAATATTTCCGGCTACTGATATTCTATAACCGTCACTTGTATAAAACGGATTCACGCTGTGATTTAATTTTGACGGGAACAGTATAATTGTTCCTTCGTGATTTTTATCTACTTCAATCATAAAATGTTTATGCTGTCCCATTAAATTTGAATAATGAAATGTAAATTTTGAAGTTCTGTTAGAACGATTGCCGCCACTAACTGTGGGAAAATATGCTTCTTCTTCTGCTAAGTCATATGGTATATTAATCCATATAACAAAACTTGCAATACCTGTATGTTCGTGTGGGGGGTTAAATTCGTGTTTTTTTTGAATGTTTACCCATAAATCTGTAAGCTGTAACTTTTTATACAACCTCGGATCTGGGTCATCGTAGTGATCAAATAATCCCCACTGTTGATCATACAAGTTAGTTAAGTGTAAAATATACGGTTCGATCCTAGAAATACAGTTAGATAAATCATGCTCGTGAACCATATGCCCAAGCAATTTATCATTGTATGACTGCTGAGATTTAAAATTACTGTTGATTATTTCTTGTATTTCTAAATTTAGCATAGCTAGCATGTCATCCGGAATTCGATCTGACAATACTCCAATGTTCGGAAGTTCGTTATATCTTACACTAGGCATGTTATCTGACATGGTTATTCCTTTACTGACTGCTATTTTTTACAATAATTAATTTGTTAAATTCTGGTAAAAACAAATATTCGATATCAGAATTTTGCAAAGTCCATATAGCATCGTCTACAGTTTCAACTAATGGTTCTCCACCTAAATTAAAACTAGTATTAAAAATAATAGGACAACCTGTTTGATTATAGAATTCTTTAATTAAATTATAATAATGAAAATTCTGCTCTTCTGTAACTGTTTGTATACGACAAGTACCATCAACGTGAATGATACTAGGTATTTTTTCTGCAACACCTGGCTGACAATTTACGGCATACATCATGTGCGGACTACTAGTCATACCCCTTAGATCAAACCATTCATGCACATGTTCTTGCAATATAGATCCAGCAAACGGACGGAAATACTCGCGGTGTTTAACTTTGTTAACGTAATCTTTACCATCTGCAAATCTTGGATCAAACAATACACTTCGATTACCTAGAGCACGTGGACCGTTTTCTGACTGGCCCTGATAAATTGTTACAATATTTTTATTAACTAGTAAATTAACTATATCGCTATACGAAGCATCGATGATTTCTACATTATTAGCCTGTGCTATTTTTACAATATGATCAACTGTATAGTTATGTTTAGGCCCTAAATATAAAGTTTCATATTTTCTAATAGTAGTATCTTCAGTCAAGTGGCGCCAGAAAAACATTGCGGCGCCCATGGCAGTACCTGCATCATTACTAATTGGCTCTACATAAATTTCAATGCCATCTTCTTTTAATGCGTCAAGGTAATAATAATTAGCAACACAGTTTAAACCGTAACCTCCGCTAATCACTACCCGCTTATTACCTGTCATACTAACTGCTTTTTTGATTAGTTTAACAACTTCAGCTTGCGTTTGAATTTGCGTAGCATATGCTACATCTCGTCTATTTTGTAATAAACTAACATCTTCGTCGTCACTAATTGTACCACCTAAGTACGAACTTGTAAGTTTGTTAATTTTTGCACCAGACGGATACGTTGGTATAACTAAATTTCTATTAGATAACGACCTAGGGCCCTCATCAACAAATAGTGCTGGAATTTCAGTAGACGGCTTTCCGTATGGGAACAATCCCATAGTTTTTCCAGCTTCAATTTCTTGGAAGCCACAATACAAAGATGCAGCTTCGTATACTTTTACAATGCCTGCCCTATCTGAAAACAGTGCCTCGTATGTATTTCCAGGTTCGCTAATCCATTCACCGTCCATTTTAGATTCTAATTTTGGAATAATGTTAAATTTAGTAGCGTGATGTTTGTAGTGTGTTTTAATTTCTGCAGGATAATTGCAACTAAAAATTGATTCTGTTTCCCACGTAATAATATCCATATTGTCTATAACTGTAGGAAAAAATGTTCCAGCACCGTCTACTACTAGTGCAGTTGCTGATTCCCAGCCTGATCGATAAAATGCGCAAGCGGCATGTAACTTGTGATGTATATTACACATATCAATAATTTGCGGATGGTTACTAAAATTGTAGGCTCGGCTAATTAATCCTAGCTTTCTAGCAAACCCAACATATATATTATCTCCAGTAAACTCTATACTGCCAGCTTCGCCCAATGGAGTAGTATGGGAAAAGACCATATAATCAAGTTTATCGGTGTATTCTAAAATTTTAAGTATACTAGCAAACGGGCCGCCATCATACTTGTGTCTAGTAAGTCTTTCTTCTTCTACAGAAAATACAATTTCGCCATCCTTTAGCAAACACACACCAGAGTTATGTCCTCTAGCAAATCCTGCAATCCATATTGGTTTTTTATCCATTTTTTATCCTAAATCTAAATCTGCGCCAGACCATTCTGCTCTAATATTGCCTTTAACAAATGTGTTAAATGCAATAGAAACTCTTTCATTCGACGTTGTGTTTTTCTTTACATAGTGAAAACATTGCGACGGAAAAATAACAATACAATTATCTTCAACTGGTAATTCCCATTCTAACGAATTAAAAAAATTATTTTCTTCCGCTGTTAAGTTTAGTAGCATAGGCGGAGTTAGTCTACTAAATGTAATTGATGGGGTGCTATCTTTGGTTTTTATATATAACACCCCAGATACTATACTATTATTGTGATTATGTATATTGTGTGCTTGACCTGGTTGTGTTACATTTAACCATGAGTTTGTCATATGCAATTTATAATTGTATTTCATGACTTCAGTATAATATTTTTGAGCATGCTCTAAACAAATTTCTTTCAGCCTATTGAATACTGGGTTATTCAATAACTCACTATTAAATGATGTATTATTTCCGAGTGCCTGTAAAAAAACATCAGTTGAGTAAATATTATCTAATTCTGTTTGTGTAAGTGTAACTGCATGATTCTTTTTATATATTACCGTTGGAAAGAGGGGAAATAGTTTGTAGTCCATATAGTATCCTTACACTGTTGATTCCACAGGTTCGTCAAATTCCCAGCTATAATTAACGAATGTGTTAAATGCAATAGAAACTCTTTCGTTTGATGTTACATTTTTCTTCACGTAGTGAAAATACTGCGATGGAAAAATAATAATACAATTATCGTCAACCGGCAATTCCCACTCTAACGAATTAAAAAAATTATATTCTTCAGCTTTTACATTTAACAACAACGGTGGGGTTAATCTACTAAACGTAATTGACGGTGTACTATCTTTAGTTTTTATGTATACCACTCCTGATAACACACTATTATTATGATTATGCATGTCGTGCGCTTGACCCGGCTGTGTTACGTTTAACCATGAGTTTGTCATATGCAATTTATAATTATATTTCATAACTTCAGTATAATATTTTTGAGCATGCTCTAAACAAATTTTCCTTAATTTAGAAAATACTGGGTTATTCAACAACAAGACATTAATTGATGAACCATTGCCTTGAGGCTGTAAGTAAACATCAGTTGCGTAAATAGCATCTAATTCTTGTTGAGTAATATCAAACGCAAAATCTTTTTTATATATTACTGTTGGAAAAAGAGGGAATAGCTCATAGTCCATCAGTTATTCTCCTACATTGCGTTTAACAGATTCTACAATTTGTTTAAGTTGATCAGTAGTTAATTTCATAATTGATTCGTTAGCCAAATCTGCAACTTCATCATAACATAGTCTTATAGGGGAATATATTTTTTTATCTTCTCCAAAATCTAAAATGTCAAATCTACTATAATCGGGATATGACACATTTTGTTTAAATGTGCCGCCGAGTGCTATTGTTGCTTTTTTATTTAGACCAAATGCGGCATGTTGTCCTACGCTATCACAACCTAAAAAATAATCTGCTGCATTAATAACAGCAAACCATTTTCGTAAATTAAGACCAGTAATTTGAGCCGGATCAATAGTTGTGTACCCTAGTTCTTTAAAATTAATATTAGATTCTGTCATTAATATAATAGTAAACTCTTGCTGTAATTGTTCTATAATTTTAACAACGTCGTCTATAAAAAACGATTTACCAAAGGTGTCAAATTGTATTGTGTGTTGTTGCATATTTGCGCCGCGGCCAAATGGTTGGAATACAATTGTTTTTTTATTTTTTGTAGATTTTTTTATAGTATTAACAGTTTCAATCCCGCCAAAATATTCTTCGTTAGATAACTTAATCCGCGGTGCTCCTATATACCGAAGACCTTTCTGATTAATTGCAATGTCAAACGCTTGAGAAATACTAGCTTGTTGATTATAATATTCCCATACATGATACGGTTCTGGAGATACATAGTTTCTATTTTTAATTTTATCATGAAATAAATTTTTATGATGAAATTCAAAACACCGCTTATACAACGTTGGATGCCCTTTAAAAAACTCCATGCCGTGTTCGACAATTATAACAAAATCGTCGTCGGGGTTTTCCGTTTCAAATAACTCTAATGCAGGGATAGAACATAACACTCTACCTGCGCCGCCGTTGATTAAAAATGCTGTTGATCTTTTCATATAATTATAATTTTAAATAAGTTAAGCCTTCATCAGACCCAAATTCTCCGCGAGCAAACACATTAAATGCAATGCTTACTCGTTCGTAGTCGCTTTCATTTTTATCAACACTATGATATAACATCGACGGAAATAATACAATTGTATTATTTTTTACTTGGACTTTCCAGAGGTCACTATTCCATATATTAAAAGAACTTCTCTTCATAGTTAGTAATGATAGTTCTGATTTCCTATGAAATACAATATTGTCGTTATCGCCTGCTTGCAAATAAAATGTTCCACTAATAATACTATTATAATGGTAATGTATATGATGTTCGGTATCTTTTGGATTAACATTTACCCACGATTGTGTAACATAAAATTCATTAGAGTCCCACATCATTACATTTTTAGCATAGTGATCAATTTCTTTTTGAACTAGTTCTTTAATTTCTTTGAACATAGGTTCAGATAAAATATCTCGATTGTTACTTGCCCAATTTTGTCCAGCATTGCGATAATATTCTAATTCTTTACAATAGTCAAGGACTTGCTGAAATTTCTGAGGCAGTGCATCAGAAGTTGCTACGTAAACTGGTACTGAGAATAACGGAATTATTTCACCCATTATGTACCTTTGTTTTTAAATACTGGAACAACGATGGAGCATTTTTTGCAGCAGTTTGCCATTTTTTCTGTAGCTCTCCTCGCCTAGTAACAAACAAATCTACAATTGACTTAACATCGATGCCAAATACATGTGACGCAAAAATAGTGTTAAGTTTACTCATAACAAAAAAGTGCATACCAGTTGCAACGCAGTGAATTCCGCCAAAATCTTGATGATTAAAATGAAACATTTTTCTATTGGCTAAATCAGCAAATCCTTTCGCAACAGTTGGTATTAATTTTGTCATCTCTGGATTGAATGTTTTATTTGAAATTGTACGCCAATATTCAGTATCATCTCTGATGCTTAGTGCATAGTGCATTGCTACAAATTCTGCAAAATTGTTATATAATTCTAAGGTTGAAGAATTATACACATCTCGATCCCATTGTGTTACATAACCTTGTCGATCTAATGTTGCAATTATTTTAAATAAGAATTCGTGTACAGTAAACAATCCGTTACTTTCAAGGGGTTCAATAAACCCTGCGCTTAACCCAATTGCAACTACGTTTTTAACCCAGGTGCGCTCGTGGATTCCAATACGCATGCTAATATCTTTATACGTTAATGCATCTACTTGTTCTCTAGTTCGAGGAACTGTCATCTTATCACTCATCAAATACTGTTTGAATTCTTCCTTAGCATCCTCGGGGCTTACAAATTTATCGCTATAAACATACCCTGTGCCAATTCTACTCCATAAAGGAATATTCCAACACCACCCGTTATTGATAGCTGTACAATTAGTATATGGTTCTAATTCTTTTTCAATTTCTACATAAGGAACTTGTGCAGCCCATGCGCGATTGTTTGGTAACATATCTGAATAGGAAATAAAAGGCTCTGCTAGTGCTTCGCCTAATAGCATACTTTTCCAACCAGTACAATCAACAAATAAATCAGCAACTATTTCGTCGCCGTTATCCATAACTAGTTTTTCTATGCCTGCATCAGATGTATTAACATTAGAAATACTGCGTTGAATAAGGGTTACGCCTCGTGGAATACAATATTCATCGCATAACCACTTACCAAACAATGCAGCTTCAAAATGATATGCTACATCTAAATCTGGTCTGTAATTGTCAAGGCCTGTAGGGTCATTAGTAAATTTATTATTTTCTATTAATGGCATTGTTGAAAAATACGTCCTACAATAATCTTCAACTGGTGTTTCAGGATAAAATATCTTCTTAGCTTGCCAATCTTTTAGACCATCGTCGCCGTCAAATACTATTGGATTGCCAAACGGATAATGAAATGACCCGGCATCTTTGTTATAAAAATCAGTAAACTTAATACTCATTTTATATGAAGCATTAGTATACTTCATAAAATCTTGTTCGTCTATTCCCAACGCATGCATCCAGTGTCTAATACCGCCTAGGGTACTTTCACCAACACCAACAATTGGAACATTTGGGCTTTCTATTACAGTTATTTTTTTATGTGGAAAGAAGTTAATTAGAGTTGCAGCGGTCATCCACCCTGCACTTCCTCCACCTACTACTACAATGTTTTCAATTTTTTTAGGCATCTCTACTCCTTTATGCAGTTACTTATCACGATATTAGTAGGGTGTGAAAATTCTTGATAAGTAACTGCACAAAGGATCTTGGTACATGAATAATAGTTTACAAAATAACAATTGGAAATTTTCGGAATTTAAAAGTAAACCTCCTAAGAGTCCATTTGCTCCAAACTACCATTATATATTTGCCGAAAATCTTATTGAAGATGTTGATTTTAAAAAAATTGCATCTATAATCTTAGAAAAAGAAAAAGAAATTGTTGGCTCTACTATACCAACAACTGATGCGTATACTGGATTAGGCGACAACAGTTTAACCTCTCGTTGGAAATCATTTAATATATTTTCCTGGACAGAACCAGAAATAGAAAAATTGAAAGTTCAGATATATGGAAGATATCTAGAATTTCTTCAAGCATATAACGTACCTCGGTCAGATGTTATGATACAGTGTTGGGCAAATGTAATGCGAGAAGGTGAGCAAATACGTCCACACATACATGCATCCGGTGAATGGTCATATTTGGGTGGACATGTTACTATACAATGCGAAGACACTAGCACAGTTTATATTAACCCAATAGATCAAATCAACGAACCAGATGTATACGTTAGTTATAATCGAATAGGAAAAATTACACTATTCCAGCACAACATTCCGCACTATACTACTCCTCATCATAGTAATACTAACTCGGAAAGAATTACTCTTGCTTTTGATATTTCAATGGCAGAGTTTGTTAATTTGTTTGATCATGAAGCACATCCTGAATGGAAGAACTATGTAATGTTTGACTACCCATCTAAGGAGAAAACATGAATATAGCTGTTATAGGAGTTGGTACTGCCGGTGTAACTTCCTTATGTCACGCACTTAGATGGTTATCTAACGAACATAGTACTATTACTTCAATTTATGATCCTAATGTAAAAATTTTAGCAATTGGGGAGTCGATGGATCCTGGATTTCCTACAGTATTATTTGAAGGGGCCGGTTTTACTCTATTAGAAGATGCAAAAGAGTTAGATGCTACTCTAAAATTAGGAGTTACTTGGAAAAATTGGAGGGATAATGAATTTACTTCTTTTATGCATCCGCCAGTATATGCTATGCATTTTAATAACGGCAAATTAAAAGATTTTTGCTTTGAACGATTTACAAAAATATGGGGCAATAGATTTAAAATTATCGAAGGTGCAGTTACTGATTTAACTAGTACTTCTGATGTAGCAACTGTTACAGTTAATAATATCGAACACCATTTTGACTTTGTAATTGATTGTAGAGGAACACCAAAAGATCTAACAGATTATAATGTCATTAAAGATCCCGTTAATCATTGCTTAGTAAATGTTATAGACGAACCGGGAACGTGGAATACTACAATTCACCAAGCGCATGCTAATGGTTGGATGTTTGGTATTCCATTGACTACTAGACAAGGGTGGGGTTATTTGTATAACGACAATATCACCTCAAGAGAAGAGGCAGTTGCAGATATTGAGAAAATTTTTAATACAACTAAGTTAGATCTAAGAGAGTTTAAATTTAACAGTTATTATGCAAAAAGTTTTTTTAATGGTCGTATAATTAAAAATGGAAATGCTGCGTTATTTTTTGAACCAATGGAAGCATTATCTGGATATTTTTACAGCACTGTTATGAGAAATCTAACTGATTATATTTTTGGAGAGTGTTCGGTAGAGGAGGTTAATTATAGATTAACTGAGGCGGCACAAGACATTGAAAATTTTATTAATTTTGCATATCATGGTGGTTCAACTTTTGATAGTGAATTTTGGAAAACTACAATTGCTAATACTACTAACAAGCTACAAACTGATCAACGATGGGCTGAGACTGTTAAAGATATAAAATCGTGCATTGCCGATGGAAAAATTATTCAAGAAAAATCTATTGCAAGATGGTATATTAGACACTGGCTTAATTGGGATAAAAATCTAGAGTATAACTATTTTACTTGATCATAAAAAAACGGACTGTTAAAGTCCGTTTTTTATTAACACTTAAGGTTGCGGAGGCTCGTCCGGAGTGTTTGCCCATTTTGAGTCAACTGTATCTAATACACCCGGCATAGGTGGCCATTCAAATTCTGAACGTTTTCTAATAGTACTAAAATCAATATCGTCTGTGATTGATCGTAACTTGGCACGATATTCTGCCCATTCAGCTCGTTCTTCAGGTGTTAATGGTGCATCAGCTACTTGGGTCCAATCAGTTCTTAATAAGTAAGTCATTCTAGGGCCAGCGACCCAACGGCGAATTTTTTCTTTAACAGAAAGTTCTTGAACATTCCAGAGTTGTTCAATATTACCGTCGTCATTTTTAATAATTTCTCCGCGGAAAACATCAAAGCTATCAAGATCGTGTTCACCATCGCCTGGGGGAGCACTATAGTTCTCAATAACTTTTAAGTTATTTGCTGCTAATGTCTCAGGCGATGGTACTGAAACTAAGTCTTCGGCACCTACTAAATACCGAACGTTTTCCCACGTTATCGGAAATCCTTCCGGATTTCCATTACTATCAACTTTAATATACATTAATTATTCTCCAATTTTATAAGTCGCCAGTGTTAGTTGATGGATATGCTCTACTTGGGCCCCACATGATTCGAACAGCACCTCTGCCACCCCATCCGCCGCCTTGGCCGGTACCACCACCGCCGCCCCCACCGCCATATGATCCGCCGCATGCAAATCCGTTGCCAGCACCGTTTGAGTAAGGTTCGCCCCAACCACCGCAAGTACCGTTTGAACCAAATTGTCCACCACCGCCAGAGGTTCCGTGACCAATTGAAGGGTTACTACATGCACCGTTGTTACCTTGGCCTCTAATACCAGTACCGCCGCCGCCGCCGGAGCCGTGAGTTGATGAATGGTGTGATGCGGCACTTCCGCCGCCGCCATGACATCCAACATATCCTGAGTTAGCCTGGTTGCATAAGTTGTTAGCGTATCCACCACCGCCACCACCACCGCCAGCAGCGTTAGGATATGCAACCATACCGCAACTTCCGCAACAAACAGCGTATGGCCCACTAACGTTGAAGCTACCGCCGCAACATCCGCAAGCGCCACCGCATGCAGTCATAATACCAGCAAAGCAAGAGCAGCCGCCTTGACTTCCGTTCCAGCAACCACCGTGGCCTGCTTTAACACCGTAACCCTGTCCTGGAGTTACTGGTACACCGTTAGCCCATGCAAGACCACCGCCCGCGCCACCGCATGCAGCCCAATAATAAATTCCACCGCCGCCACCGCCGATAACGGCAATCGATACAGAGTTAACACCTGCTGGAGCAACCCATGTATAGTCATTTCCTGAAGATCCACCACCAGCGGTATTATATGAACCTTCATATAGTGATTGTCCAGTTGGTACAGGTACGTTTATTGTTACAGTAAATGCTCGATCTTCAAATAAAGTGCCTACTGTTGCTCGTATAGTAAAACTAGATCCAACTGATGATCCAGCTCCCGATGTTGATGTGCCGCTAATAGTACCGTTACTAGTGTTTAAGCTACCACCAGACGGTAATGATCCGCTTTGCAATGAATATGTTATTGCAGCACCGCTAACTGAAGTTGCATTAACACTAAATGAGTAGGCTGCAGATGCGTTGGCAGTTATTGTACCAAGACCGCTAGCAGTGTTCCAAACAATTCTGTTAAGCACGTAGTTTCTATTAGCAGCATGTTCTGCTTGGGTCGGATTTGGAACACATACTGGGCCGGCAAACGTCGACGTAACGCCTGCACTTGTTGATACAGAGCCACCAGTTACTGATAATCCGTTATTGGCAGCAAGTGAAGTAAATTCACCGGTGTTTCTAGTAACTGATCCAATAGGAGTAGCTTGAATACTGTCAGCGTCTAGTAGTCCGCCAACGTGCAATGCACCGCTTATACCAACACCACCGGTTACTACAACAGTACCGCTACCAGTGCCTGTACTTGCTGTACCAGCAGTAAACGACACTTGCGAGTTTGCACCTAATGTTGTGAATGCACCAGCAGCTCTGGTAACACCACCAATGTTTGTATTATTAATATTGCCAGTAGTAGCCGGGCTCATCGACACAGTACCTGTACCAGTTGGACTAATAGTAACTGTTTGGTTTGCTGGGCTTAGACCAACAGCATTGTTAGCATCTAATGTAGTAAAGTTACCAGCGCCCCTAGTAGTGCCGCCAATTGCTACGTTGTTAATGGTACCTGCTGTTCCTGGATTAATAGTAACAGTACCAGTACCAGTTGGGCTAGCTGTAACGCTTGCATTTGCTGGGCTTAACGATACTGCACCGTTTGCAGTTAATGTGCTACTAAATGTACCAGTAGTTGCTGATACTGGGCCACCTTCGTTGTTGCTAATGACATATGCTGTACCATTAGATGTTACAGAAAAACTAGTATTATTAGGAATAGTTTGACTAGTTGCCGCAGTAAATCCGCTACCTATAAGGTTCGCGCCGCCTGCAACTGCAAGAGTTACGTTGCCACCTGTGTTATTAAAAATATGTTGTATTGTACCAACGAACGATGCTGGAGGTGCAAGGGTTACTGTATAACCCGGTGTGCCAGTTAATAGTAGAGTAGCGCCGTTAATTACATAGGTAAATGTAGTCGCGCCAGTTACCGATATGGTCGATTGTGTTGTATTAAAACGTGCCATTTATTATTATCCTCACTTATTACGTTGTCGATGTTTCAATGCCGTATACTGTACATCCTAGATTTGCAGTGTCTGAATATACTACTATATTTAGTCCTGCTTGTAGCACTAATCCAGTACGCTCAAATACACCGTTAGGAATAAGAATAGTATCGTATTCGATCCATTCCGATGTGTTTGGTGTGCCAGTTGACGACATTGCTACACGTATTTGAATAGCGGTTGTATTTCTGTTTGTAAGAGAAATATTACATACAGTGTAATATCCGGTTGGAACTGTGTACACTGTAGTGTTTGTTGTTGCAGCAATTGCGAAATTGCCTAATCTTCCTGTTGCCATTTTTTAATCTCCAATTATCTTGATAAGAACCAACCAAGGGCAACGGGTGCTCCGTCTATGCCGCCTGTAAAATTCATTTTTGACTTAATGTTTATTTGTCCACCACTAGTAGTAGATATCGAGTCGTTTGCTACATATATTACACCCGAAGTCAGTGTATTTACGTTTAATGAGCTCTGTCCGCCACCAATTTGGGCTGTAATATACGCCTTAATTGCTCGCTGAGTAGGAACTATATTATCACTGTCTGCCGTAAAATACGGGTCTGTTGAAAACTGACTAATAGTTGCACTACCAGTTCCTACTGTTAGACCAGTAAGTTGCAAGCTCTGTAGTCCTGACAAGTTAAACGCATCAGCATTTAATGTAGCAGTACCAGTTGACTGTTGAACTCCAAACAAACCGCCAACGTTAAAGTTACCGTCTTGGTCAGTTGATGTAAAGAATACACGACCACCGCCTGAACTATTAGTTTGTGCTGCAATACTAGCAGTAGTAGGATCAACAAATGGATAATTTGTCTGGGTCTGATTACCTGTTCCAATATATAAGAAATCGTGTCCAGTTAAACGTACTTGCGAGTATTTAATTGTAGTTGTTATTAGATCTCCGTCCTTAGGCGCATTAAGCACACTTAGTCCTGGACTAATTTGGAAGTTAGCTGTATATGCTCCAGCCTCACCTAACACATTTGATACTGCAACCAACTTGTGCCATACACCTGATATTGAATCAAAGACTACGTTAGAACCGGCTTGTGGTACTTGATATAGATTTCTTACTGCAACAAATGTACTTGGTTGATATAAATCAGCATACCCGTCACCACCTACACCAATTGTTGCGGTTGTATACCCAGTTCCTCGATTAGTAAATGTTGGGTTTGCCAAAACTCCGTCGCCTGTTCTAGCAGTTAGGGGCGCAGTTACTACTTTGTTTGGATCAAATTGTGTAACTATTGGGCCAGCACGGTATGTACCAGACAGCGTAGTTCCTGTAGTTAACACTACTGGAGTTCCACTTCCTGCAACTAGACTAACTTTAAACTGTGTACTTGTAATAGTTGCACCAATTACGTAGTATACCGCTTCTGTAACTAGGCCGTAATCATCTAACCCTGTAAAACTTACTGGTTGTAAATCTACTAATTTTTCAGTAATGTTAGTTGTGATCAAATTAGTACTAGCTGCTGTAGCACTAACTGTTCCCTTAGGATATGCAGATCCAGGTTCTATCATTCTAACTTCGATGATTTCTCCGGATAACGATTTCATTCTACCTAGTGCCCTTGCACCAGTATTAATGCTAGCCGCAATAGTGCCTGAGGTAGCAGATACTGCAACCCACATTGGTGTCTTGTTAGGATTACCAAATGCTAGACCTTGCCAGTTGGTGCTTGAGCCAGGCATAGCTCTTGAGTACCAATTAATTCCGTCCGAGCTAACTGCACATACTGTTGATGCGTTTGCTACTGCTATAAATACGCCTTGGCCGTATTTAATATTAACCCATGTTTGACTTGATGGTAGTCCAGGTGTTGCTGCTGTCCAAGTAAGTCCGTTATCAAGACTATACGCAGTAGTTCTTCCACCACTAGCAACAGCAACCCAGCGTCCGTTACCATGTGCAACACTGGTCCATGTAGTGCTTGACGGCAAATTGCCGCCAGCTATCCAAGTAGAACCGTTGGTACTGTATGCTGTTGTTTGCGCACCAGTTGATACTGCAACAAATCTGCCTGCGCCGTATGCTACATCCGACCAAGTACCGGCTGTTGTAGGAAGTGTACGAGAAACCCAGCTTGCAGCAGTTGTTGAACTTGCACCAGATGCAGTACCACCAACTACTACCCATACCCCTGCACCGTAAGCTGTTCCTGCGGCTCCAGTAAATCCTACTGGTAAATTGCCGCCAGCTGTCCATGCCGCAGTGTTAGCATCAGTTGCTGACAAATATGATGTTGAAATAGTGCCGCTAGCAACTGCAACAAACTTAGCATTAGTATCAGTAATGGTCACCGTTGGCGTTGAAGTATATCCGGTTCCGCCAGTATTTCCTATAATTACACTACTTACGCCAGTATTAGTAAACACTGCTGTACCGGTTGCCTGATTGCTTGATCCACCGTTAGTAAATGTAACAGTAGTAGAACCATTGCCGTAATTTTTACCTCTAGAATTAATAATAACTTTTGATACTCGATCAGTAGCGGCTACAACTGTTGGGGCTACACTATATCCAGATCCGTTAATAGTAACTGTTACAGTATCAATTTTTCCGTTTAGTACAGTACATGTTGCTGTTGCACCTGAGCCGCCTGACACTGGGGTAAACACAATAGTCGGAGGAGTAGTGTAATTAACACCGCCGTTAACAATAGTAACACTAACTACTTGATCGGCCCCAGGTAGTCCAATACTGTTAGTAACGCCCATAACTGCTGTTAACACCGCGCCCTGGCCACCAAGACCGCCAACAACAGCGGTTGCTGTTGCTCCTTCACCACCGCCATATGCTAAGTCAACCCAGGATGCACTAGTCGATAATGCGCCACCGTTTGCCCATGTTCTGCCATCAAGTGAGAAATTAGTAGTAGTACCACTACCTGCTATGGCAACATATTTGTTATTACCGTATGTTACTTCTCTCCATGCTGCGGTACCAATTAATGTTCTTGCAGTTGCTACATATCCAGGATGCGAATAGCTAATTCTTGGCTCAATAATATAGCCGGTAGTTAAATCAAGGCCTGTTGCAATTGATCTGCCCGGAATAACATGATCCCATCCAGCTGCTAGAACCCCAATAGTCAACGCAGTCACGTTGTTAGTAATAGTGACAGCTGTTCCACTTGCACTAACTGTACTAACAGAGAACTGTGTAGCCGAGAAGTTAGCAGTTCTAATATAATACGGAACGTTTGCAGACAATCCAGTTGCGCCACCAGTGCCAGACATTGAACCAGTTAAGTAAACTCGCATTCCTGCAAATAGTGTTGCTGTACTAGCCACTGTTAACAAATTATTAGTCACTGACGTAGCAGTAACAGTTAGTGTTTCAAAACTATCTTTATAAACCTGGGCAACTTTTGTGCCGTTGTTATAAGTTAAGATATTAGCATATTGTCCAACTCCTGAACCAGCAGTTAATTGAATACGCATTGTAGGATACGCTGCACTTAGCGCAACATCCGAGTTGGCAATTGTAATGGATACAGTGTCTCCACTTTGAGCAGCATTGATAGCGTTTACGTAATTAGTGCCGCCGTATCCGTTACCATCATTTAAATCTACCAGTCTTGTTTCAAACACACTAGCATCACGGAACTCATCTGCTACGGCAGTTGCATTAACGCCTGCACCTGCAATATCAATAGTTGCGTTAGTATAGTTTGTACCAGCATTATTAAATTCTACACGCCATACAGGATCATTGCCGTCAGTGATAACTTCGTTTGCATATGCTTGTTGAGCTTTATTATCAAGCACTGCATAAATTGGTTGTTCGTATGTGTCAGTGCCTTCAGCAATAACTCCATATGTACCATAAGAGCTGTTACCGTTAGTAGCACGGATGCGTCCACCTAGTTCAGCCATGTACCCAGCATAGCCGTAGTAGTTAAACACTGAAACAAGTTCTGTTAGTGAGTTTGCGCCAGTACACCATACGCCAAAGCCATCACTAATAATAGTTGTAAAGTCGTTCTTAACCATTGAGCGATTACCGCCTGCATGGATAGCGCCGTCAATCTTAGCGCCAGTACACCCTGTTCCAAACATTGATACGTTTTGTGAATAGTGTGATCGTGTGTTAACCCACACATTACTGTCGTTTGGACCAAACCCGGGGTTTAAACTAACATATGCACCGGCAGTTGGACGTTTAGTTCCAAAACTATTAACTGGACTTAGTGTGCCAACCAACCCGCTAAGTGTACAATTTCTTAGACCAGAACCGTTGCTCACTAAGAACATATTTTCTTCTCGAGATCCTATAACTGCACTATTGTACAATCTTGCTTGACGTTCAGATTTGTAATTACCTGTGTAATTTAAATCGTACACAATTGCACCGGCAAAATTTAAGATCTTATCTAACCATTCTTGCTCAACTAGATAATACTCAACCGGCATTGAACCAGTTCCGTTAGTAAGAATATCTATTTCTATCAAACTACCGTTTATTGCCGTTAGTGTAAATGTTGATGTAGTTGGTGTTTCTAATACCCAATATTTTGTATTGGCTACTACTCCTGCGGCTGCAATAAGGGTACCAGTAAAGATAACTGGGTCGCCTACTTTTAGATTGTGAGGAACACTAGTTGTAAACCTATTATTACTTGCGGTTGTAGTAGTTACTGTACCGCCAAATGTGGTTTTAACATAGTATAAAGTTTCATACGCAATAAAACTAGCGTTCTTTCTTAGTACTTCACCGCCTTGAATTGTAGCTAAGGTGTTATCATAAGTTAGTGTACCATTAACTTCAGCAAATTCTCCAGCTGTAAATGTGGCTGTGAGTCCTGTTACTGTTGCTGAAATAGTAAATGCGGTGCCGCTTTGATAAGCAGTTGTTAAAGTAACTGTAGTAGCGTCAACAATACTGTTAATCCAATATGTTCTATTATTAATTATTCCGCCTGCGCTTCCCGACAAGCCAGTAATTCTAACAGGCATGTTAACATATAAATCTTCTGTTGATGTAACTGTTAGATAGTTAGTTGATGTTGTTACCGCAGTTAATGTAGTACTAACTACACCAGAAATACTTGCAGCAATATCATCAATAATACTTGCGGCCTGCGCCACTGCACCGGCGCCGGCAATCATCTTAGTTTTCCAACCAATAAAATTAATCGATCGACTTGTTTCTTCAAGCAACGAGTTAACTACTACTAGTGCGCTAGTTACTGGAGCTAAGTATCGGCGGCCGGCTATTGATGAGTTAAAATTACTACCGTATAATAAGTCATAAGCCAATGCATCAACAATGTCACCGGCATCTCTAGCTGCTAAAATTTCATCAAACGCAGTAGACTGATAAAACTTCTTAATCCATACTACAGAATCGGATGCAATTTCAGATCTCTTTGAAAGAACTTTTGTATGAGATGCTTGTAATGCTGAAGATGAGCCTGCTTTATAAGAGTCAATTGTAGCATTTGCAACTGCGTTATTAATCCAGTCAATGACATCTTGTACACGCTCTTGCGCAAACGTACCAGCACCGGCACTGCCCGCAGTACCAGACGATACTCGAGGAGTTGTATTGCCAGCAGTTGGTGTAATTGTTCCTTTAGTAACAATTAGAGCAATGATTGTTTTTAACCTATTCAATGCTGTTAAGGTGTCAGTTAAGAAAACGCCTCTAAGTTGTAAAACACTATTTGAATAATATGCACGACCCGCAATTAACGATTGTCTATTTCCACCATAGGTTATATCATACTGGATTGCATCAAGAATATATCCAACATCACGTTTAGTTTTTACTTGGTCACTTGATGCATAAAGTTCGTAATCACCGTTAACTGTAATGAAAGCAGCAATTTCGTCTTTCATAAACTCATAGTTTTGTACAATTTGTGCTCGACCATCACCGTAATTTAAAGTTGCACCAGTAGCATTGCCTGTAGATGCATATGCGGTATCAGTTAGTGTTGTATTATAATTAGTTGGTGTTGGTAGTACAAATGCAGGAATTCGTGTTAGGCCGTTTTCAAGAATATCTCGAATAAGTGCAGTGTTAGACACTACACTTTGGAATGCAACTAAACTACCAACGCTACCTGCTGGAAGAGATGTATTTTGAGTTATTGGGTTTGCGCCTGTAGGAGTAACTGGTTGATTTGTTACTAAATTAGCGGCAAACGATCGGACATGGCCGAGCGCACCTACAGATACTCTAATATCATTTACTAATTCTGGAATAGCAGGTGAAGGTTGAACTACTGTACTACGTAATTCATCGCCAACTATTGCAGTATATTCCGGTATAACCATTGGCAACACTTCATTATATGTTCCTGTTTTAACCGATATTGTAGTGTTGGCATAGATTGCAGTAGGAATTGCTGAAACTGCGCCGGCTTCTATTCCTGAAATTATGATTACTAATAGACTGCTTATTTGAGGTACAACCCCAGTTTCAGCAACTAAACTGTTATCAACAGTTTGTGAAACTGCGCCAACAACACCATTAAGAGTTTGATAACTTGTTCCATTAGTATTTGTTACAATTTCACCAAGTAATATATTTAAATAATTATAGGCTGCTACTGTTTGTGTAGCTTGAGCACCAAAATTGCTATTAATGTATGCGTTGCCTGCAGAAGTGTAGTATGCTTTAGCGGCAGCAGTAGTTTTAGCATTACCTCCATGTGATAAGTCAAATTTAATTGCATCAACAATTAATCCAACATCACGCTCGCATAAAGTTTGATCGTAACTTAATGTGCCCGTCATTGATCCTGTGCCGGTATTTAACTGGCGTAATGTTCCGCCTGATATATTAGAAATAGTAAATGTATTACCAGGTAATATCGATTTAACATAATAAGTAGTACCTGCAACTACTCCACCAATTGTTCCACTAAACTTAATAGGCATATTTGCAATTAAGTTTGCAGTTGATGAGCATGTAAACACATCAGATGCTGCATCAGCGGCGGTAACAGTAATCGTGTATGTATAAATTACCCACTGGGTAATTTCTTTCATAATATACTGCTTGTTTATTTCAATTAACTGTTTAGCTTGCGGATTTAAATATCCGTTTTCAATTTGTTTAGTAGCAAATTGTATAGTTTTCCAAGGTTGGTCAATTGTTGCGCCAGCTTCTGGATAAGGTGTATCGACTCCTAATGGGCCTACGTATACTAAATTGTTGATAAGACCGTAGTTTGCCCATACAGGAAATCCATCTTGGCTTCTTAATACTTGACCGTTTATACCTACTGGCAACCTTGTTGGGCCATTTGGGCCATAATAAAGAGTATCGCCAGCGGTTGTTAACAAATTAGATTCAGCGCCCGCTGCTAATAAATTCCAATACTCTCCGCTTAGATCAGCATCAGGTCGATTACCGCTAGCTGAAGTATGTGCGTCAACGCACACATAACTGCTTCCGCCAAACGTTACTACATCACCGAACAAATAATCGGTATCAGTAGTCCATGTTACTGAACCGCCAGTCCATGAAATTGACGCAATCGGGCCCGGGGCACCGGTTGTTGTTAATACTGTAATAGTAATATCGTTAACTGGAGATATGCCACCTACAGCAGAGCCAAGTACTTTGATCGTATCGCCTGCTGCATAATTTGAGCCTGCAAATCCTGTTGCAATGCTTACTGAGTATACTGTCCCTGATCGAGTTACATCAAATTTAGCGCCAGTTCCAGACGATGTAATGGCGATTGATGAAACAGCCAAATATGTTTCTGGTGTGTTAGTCCATCTAAATCCTGTATTTAATAATGCCCAATATGTGCCATTAGTAGGGTCTTGATTATCGTTATCTAATAATGCAACATATGTGTAGGCGCCTCTGCGAATCACGTTACCTACTAGGTAATCAGTTGCACTAGACCATTCACCAACAAATTTAAATCCGGTAGTAAATACAGCCCAATCAGCTGCATTTGTAGTTGGTTGTTTATTAGAATGATTAGTTTTGGAAATATATGAATAACCGCCGTAGGTTACAGTATCGCCAGGCTGATAAACTGTTACATTATCCCAAGAATTTTCGTATTCAAATCCGCTAACAAAGATATCCCATTTAGATTCGTCAAACGGGTCGTCTGACACATGGTGATTAGTACATATCCATAAATTTGCACCGTACTTAACAAGATCGTTTTCTTTATATCGAACAGTCGATGAACTCCAATCGCCTAAATAAACTACACCAGTATTAAATGCATCCCATTTATCTGCGTTAAATTCTAAACCGGCTTCAATTGAGTTGTCGCTGACATGTCCGGTGATACACACATATGTACTGCTGCCGTATAAAACAAAATCATTTTTACGATACCTAGTATTAGTATCCCAATTGCCTTCCCAGTTAAATGACTCTGCAAATAGATCCCACTTACTTAAATCTTTTTCTAATCCTAGTTGGCTAGCGCCAGATACAGTACCTAATGTTGAAACAGTATATGTACCAGTTAACGCAAATGTAACTTGTGTTGTTGTACAACTTACTACTGTAAATGTTGTGTTTACGGTATTAACTGTGCCAGATGTTTGAGTTGGGGTAAACCCCGCAAGTGTAATAGTTGCACCAACAAGAAACGGTTGTACTACTTGTGAAGAATATGTAAGGGTAGCTGTTCCGGCACTAACGGTAAATCCAGTAGCTGTTAAAGTAGCATTTGTAGTTGCAGACTCGTGTGCAGTATTACAAATGTAAACTAATGCACCATATTTAACAACTGCACCCGGATTGTAGTAGGTCTCTGCTTCCCAATCACTTTGCCACTCTGTACCATCTGCTACCACATTCCATTTTGTTGGAACAAAATCTAAATCAGTACCAAATAATCCGCTAGCTGTATGGTTAACTACGCAAATGTAGCTTTTTCCGCCATTACTAACTACGTCGTCTACTAAGTACGGGGTACCTGTAGTCCATGGACCTTTCCATACAAATCGAATTCTACCTAGTTTAAATTCAGCCATTTCTTATATCCTTTGACATTATATTTATCTCAGTGTAAATCTTACACTTTCCAATTGTTATCTTGAAATACTTTTCATGAAAAACGCCATGGCCATTCCATCGCCATCCCATCCGCCGTCTTCAAATCCATTAACATTTACTTTATTTGGCATTCTAACTTGCCCGCCAGCTTCTTCAGATAGCGTACTTCTAATTATATCCGGGTTACCAATTGATACTGTACCAGCAATTAAATTTCCAGTAAACGTGTTAGCGCCACCCTGGCTCAATCTGGCAGTTAGATATGACTTGATTGCCTTCTGTGTCGATATAATATTATTACTGTTGGCAACAAACGTAGATTCAGTGCTGAACTGTGTAATAACAACGCTATTACCGCCAATTGCAATACCTCCTAAACGAAGTTCTGATAATCCTTCAAGTCCAAACTGACTCGCACTTAAGGTAACAATACCAGTTGCTTGTTCAACAGCAAATAATTTACCTACTCTAAAATTACCGTCTTGATCGGTTGAACTATAAAACACCCTACCGTAGTTTGATTCTACTGCTTCGTTTTGTGGAGACAATACTGTTTCTAAAGGTAGTCTTGGGTAATTAGACTCTTCAAAATTTCCATATCCAATATTTAAATAGTCATGGTTTGTTAATCGAACTTGACTATATTTTGTTCTAATAATTAAATTAACTGCGTGAGCTGGAGATAGTGCAGTAGTCATTGACGGAGAAATTCCAATCAATCCCCTTACGTTAGGAGCAACTGTTCCGTCTAATGCTTCAGCTTGAGTAACTTTATACACTGTAGAGTCACCTGTTATTACTAAATTATCTCCGGGACTTGGTAGTTGTGTTAAATTATTAAAAATTATTTCTAATCCAACCTGGAAATTTTCAGCATATCCACTACCTGATATATAAATTAATGTTGAAGTAGTGTTATATCCTGATCCTCTATTATAAAATGTTGGATTACCTAACACGCCGTCACCTAATGCTGGCTGGACTACTGCAAATTTAGTAGCGTTTGAGTCGGCAATAGTTACAGTTGGGGATGTAAGATAATTTGATCCTGGATCCCATTCATTAACTAGTACAATTTTATCTTGATATAATTGTGCCCGTGCCTTAGTTTGACTGCCAGCTCGTATAAGGGCTACGGAACTTTGACCTGATACTCCAACAAATAACCCTTTGTCGTCAATATCAAATCCAAACACTGTTGTGCCAGAGCCGGCTGGTACTATTTTAGTAAACCAAACAACTCCATCTTCGCTAATATATCCTGCTGATCCAGAATTTGGAGTGACTACAAATACTCCATTGCCGTATGATATGTGATTTCCAGCAATTGAATATCTAGACTGATACCATGTTATTCCATCAAAACTGTATGCTGTTTTATTAGTAGAACTTGACACAGCTACAAATCGACCGTTGCCGTAAGTAACACTTGACCAAGTTATTATAGATCCAGGCAGTACTGAAGCATTCCATGTAATGCCGTCGTTGCTATATGCACCCGCAGCCCCTACAGCCACAAATATTCCAGCGCCATATGCTAATCCTGTCCATGCAGAGTTTGTTAGTCCAGTTCCTGCTGCCCAAGTTGCTCCAGAGTTTAATGAATATGCAGAAGCAACACCAGTAACTTGATTAGATATAGCAACAAACTTTCCATTACCGTATACTACTTTTTTCCAGGTGCTAGAAACAGGTAAAGTTGCAGATTTCCATGTAACTAAATTACTGTTAGAATACAGCACTGTATCTGATGCTGAGCCTCCCGCAATTATTACCCAGTAACCATTACCGTATGCAATACTAGTCCACGATCCAACTAGTGGAAGTTGTTGTTGAGTCCACACACTGCCGTTAGTCGATACTGCTAACGATAAACCGCTTGACGGCACTGCTACAAAAATATTATTATTATATCCAATTGCAACATATGTTGTGCCAGGTGCTTGTATTACTATATTTGTGTTTCCATCTGTTTCAAAATTTGGTTTAGAATATGTAATTGCAGGTTCAATACTGTAGACTGTTGTAGAGTCAAAAGAGCTTGCCAGCGGGTATCCTGGATTAACATGATCCCATCCAAGCTCTCCCATCCTCATCGATCCAGTACTATCAGTTAACGCAAGAGTTGATCCCCCAACTAGTTCACTAACTGTGAAAGTATTTGAAGTGCCAGGAGTTATAGAAGTTACATAATACGATCCCGATCCAATAACTCCGCCAATTAATGGTACGCTAAAAGTGCCATTCATTGATCCAGTAGCAGCCGTAAACGTTTCTTTTACAACAGTTGATGTACCAACTAAACTACCCCCTGTTGCTGTTGTTACTGATAATAAAGCTCCAGTAGTTCGAACACTACATGATCCAGTACCAGCAGTTAAGGTAATTGCGGTCCCGGTAAACCGGCTAGTAGCAGTCATAGTACCACTAGTAGTAGATAGTACTACACTAGCCGATGTGGTTCTAGCAGTCATCGATCCCAAAGCAGTTGATAATGTAACTTGACCGCCGCCCTGGGTTGTACTAATTGTAAATGATGTTTCATCGTTAACTGCTGATATAAAATATACTCGACCTGATTCAATTCCGCCTATAGATATGCCACCAAATATAATTGGATTATTTGCTACAAATCCGACAGTTGATGATACTGTAATTAAATTTGATACTGTTTCTGTTTCAAGTGCTTCTACCGAAATAATGCTAGGAGAAATTCGTAGTTTTGTAGGACTAATAATTCTGCTGACGTAATATTCAGTACCTGCGGTAATCCCACCAAATGTAGTGCCTGCAAATACTATTGGGTTTAACGGCATTAAGTTTCCAGTATCGTCCACTGTTAATTCATTTGTTATCGACTCTGATGCAGTTGCCGTTATCGATAATAATGTTGAGGTATTACTAATGCTAAAAAATGATGAATTAGCTACGTAATGAATATAGTAGACTCGATCGTTTACAATTCCACCAAATGTTGTGCCAGTAAACACAATCGGATTTCCTATAATAAATCCTGCGGTGCTAAACGCACTAAACAAATTGCTAGGGGCTAATGATATAATTACAATATTAGTAGTTACAACTGACGACATTGTAATACGAGTAGCATCAGCAATATGACTAATGTAATATTTTATGTTAGGTAAAATTCCACCAAATCCAGTACCTGTAAACACAATTGGATTTAGTGGTCGCAAGGCTGCTGTGTCACCAACTGAAATGTATTTTGTTGTAGCAGCAGTAGCGGTTGCTGTGACATTTATAAGATTTGACGAAATAGTAAACGTAGTAGTGTTAAAAATGTCATTTATGTAGTATGTTTGGCCAGGGATAACTGTAGAAAATACATCACCAGTGAAATATATTGGTAAATTTATATCCATATTAGTAGTATCACCAGTAAAATAACTAGTGCCCGACGGATAATTTAATATCATATTACCGGTTGAAGTATTCATCAGCACTGCACTTCCGCCCACAGTTGTTGATACTTGTATTTCAAATGCATTAAGAATTTGAAGTACATAGTATGTAAAATTAGATGTTACGCCTCCAAATGTTTCTCCACTAAATGTTACAGGCATATTAACTGCTAATCGAGTAGTGCTTTCAACAGTTATTGTGTTTGTGCTTCCGCCAATAGTTTCTGTTACATTTAAACTTTGTTGTGAAATATTTGTAACTTCAATTACATAATTAGTAGGAACAAATTGTACTGGTTGATCTATATATAATGTGTTAATGTCTTCGCCCGCTGCTAGCACAAAACTATCAGTAGCAGCATCTGTACCAACGATAGTCACTGGGGTAAAGGACTCTCTTAAAATCTTAGCAATTTTTAATGCAGGATCAAATGTTGATATAATGCCATACTGTCCTGCGCCTTCACCACTGTTAACAAACAATCGCATACCTAAGTAAGTTTTTTCTCCTCCAATATCTGATCCTGCAATAGTAATAGATGAATCGTCGCCAGATTGTGCGTTATTTGATGATAATAAGTGCCCAGTGCCGCCAGTGTTGCCGTTTATTTCTAAAATACGAGTTTGATAAACTGAATCTGATCTTAACTCGTCACCTACTAGGTATGCCCCTGAGCCAGCGCCTACAACTGAAAAGTTTGCATGAGATGTAAATCTTTCAGTAGTAGTTTCTAGATAAAATCCTAACGTGCCTCCAATTTCAAGTTGTGATCCGTACAATAGTGTGTATCCTGAAGCTCCACTACGTGATCGAGGATATAATCTAATCTGTAAATTATTGTTTAATGCAGTGTTATCGTAAAATCTAAAACTAATTCGATACCAACCAGGTGCCCCAGACACTGGCACAGCCGATAATATCGTTGGCATCATCCCGCCGCCTTCAGAAATACCTGTAATTTGATTTGTATTAAGGTTAAACGAAGCTCCGCTAGTCACCGTTGAATAGCCGCTGAATATACCAACAATATCAAGTACAGAAGAAGTGCCTTTTTTACAGTATACACTGCATGTGTAAGGTTGAATACTTCCTGCTTGAACAACTCCAGATATAGTAATAGTTGAGATTGAAGTTCCAGTAATTAAACTAGCTACTGTGATTACTAGGTCATTAATAATATCTAGGCCGCCTAGTCGAGAACCGTTAATTGTAATTTGATTTGTAGTAACATATCCGCTACCGCCATTGTTTACTGTGACTATATATTGAGTACTAGTTACAACAACATCAAACGTAGCACCTACCCCGCCGCCTGTTTGGCTATCGCCTGACAATCCAACATATGCAGAACCAGACGGAGCAATTGTAATATTTTGATAAAAATAACTACTATCAGTTCCCGATGTATTACCAGTTGCTAACCAAGCATTACTTTGACCGGTTGGAGAAATAATTGATTGTATTAAAGTAATGTTACCGTCTGAAGTCCAGTTTGTAAATAGATTACTGTGCTGCAACATGTTAGTAGTGTCTTGGAAATAATTTTCTCCTGCATGACTGTATTGTAATTTTAAAATATCAGCTGATGCCCCTAATGAGTTTAAAGGGGTTGCTGTTGCTTCATAGTATCTATTATCTACTGTTCCTGTTATTGGAGTTTCGTTATCATTAAATCCTTCTGCAATAACGCCGAATGTTCCGTACGAACTGTTTCCGTTAGTTGCACGAATTCGACCGCCTGCATCAGAAAAGTATCCTGCATATGCATAGTACGAAAATACTGACACAGCTTCACACAATGCGTCAGGGCCAGTACACCATATACCAATACCATCGCTAATAATTTGTGTAAAATCGTTACAAACTATAGATTTATTTCCACCATTGTGCAACGTGCCGTCAATTTTTAATCCAGTTGCGCCTACACCAAATGTTGTTACATTTTGTATGTACGGAGATTTACGGTAAATCCAGGCACTAGTATCACTAGGATCAATGCCTGGATCTAGTGACACATATGCGCCGCCTGTGGGCCTACGTGTGTTAAAATCATTCAGCTCTGACAATGTACCTAGCAGACCTGTTAGTGTCATGTTACGCAGACCTGTACCGTTTTGCATATAGAACATGTCGCTAAGTGCATCGCCGCCTACTACTCTCATACGGCTTACAAAATTTGATAATTCTTTAGCAGTACCGTTAATAGTTTCACTTACTGAAAACGTGTTTTCTGTAATTGATGCGCCAACTACATAATAAGTTCTGCCTGCTTCAAGTCCGCCAAAAACTGTATTTGTTCCAGAAATAGGATTAATAGATACAAATTGTACAGGTGTATTATTAGTTAAGCCTGCTACACTAGATACTTGTATTGAATTACCAGTAACTCTTGTCCTAGTAGCGATTGTATCAACTACTATTTTTGGTTTAACAACTGAGCTTCTTAGCTCGTCGCCGTTTAATGCAGTATTAGCTGGAACTACGATAGGCAGAGTTTCTTCGTATAATCCAGTTTTAATCATCAATGTTGCAGTTAATCCTTGATTCTCAGTAGGAATTGAACTAGTATTAGACGACGACAGTGCAGTAATTATAATAGTTCTAAGGCTTTGAATATCTACAAGTAATTGTCCACTAATATTTAATTCATCTATTAATGTTTCAAATACATGAGAAATAGTTGCAACAAATTGTGGCATTTGTGCAGTAACTTCTGCATTTACAAATTGATTATTAAATTCTTTATCAAAGAACGAATAGGTAAACGCAATTGTCTGGCTATTACCGCCTCTTGTTAAATCATATTCTAATGCATCTAATAAGAAACTAGAATCTCTTCCAGTCTTTACAGGATCTACAATGTCGCCGATTGCAAACGGAGAGACTGACCCGGCTATTTGATCAACTACCCATTGTTGTGCATCTAAGATAATAGCTGGTCTATTAGCATTTAATTGTGCTCTAAAACTTGAATTTAATCGTCCTTGTGCAATTTGTACACACGCAAATCTAATACTCTGAAATGGATTATCCCAGGTGTCGCCACTTGTTGTAAGATCTGATCCAGAAGGCGCAACATAATATACTGCCGGAGTTTGAAACACGTTTGCCCATGTAGGCGTTCCTCCAACTGCTTTTAATAAAAATCCTTCTAATCCAATAGCCAATGCAGTATTATTAGTGCCGTTGTTAACAACAATATCACCTGGCTGATTCAATACATTGAATCGATCGTGATTTAAATATGTTATCCATTGTTGATTAAGTGTGTCAAGATCTGGTCTATTAATAGTGGTAGAAGAATGATTCTTAATGCAATAATATGTTGCATTTTTCCAAACAGCAACATCTCCAACTACATAGTCAATTGATGTACTCCAACGATTTTTCCAACGAACACCAGTCGAAACTAATTCCCAATTTGCAGCATTAAGGTTTGAGAATGAAAGCGTTGCGCCGTCTGCAATAGAACTGTAGGGTGGTTGACTAACAAGTATAGTTGTTGTATCAACACTAGTAATAAATTGACCTTTATTAAATCCCAAGCCTGATACTATCATACCAACGGCTAGCCCGGTGGTGTTATTTAATGCAATAGTTGTTCCGTTGCTACCAGATGCAACATAAGTTTTAGTTATGTTTGTAAATGACGGATCTTGGTCAGTGTTGTCGGCAATTGCAACAAATGTGTTGCCACCGTGCCACACTATACTTCCAATATTATAATAATGGAAGTCTTCCCAGTACGCGGCATACCGATATCCAGTAGTTAACAGAACCCATTCACCGTTAGTGCTTAGTGATGGTCTAATACCGGTATTATTAGTAACTGTATTAATATACGAATAACCACCGTATACTACCACGTCGCCAATTTGATAACTATCGCCATTTGCCCAAGCACTCTGATACTCTAAACCTGGAATCCATAGATCCCAGTTAGTTTCAGAAAATGTGCTAGGCGATGTATGGTCAATTGTTGCTATCCATAGATTTGCATTAATCTTTACTACATCATTAAGTCGGTATGCAAATCCAGTAACCCATTCGCCCTTATATTCAATACCAACGTTAACAATTTGCCATTTGCTATTGTCAATTGTAGGTACTATTGGAGAAGTATGTTGTATAATACACTTGTATGCAATGCCGTTGTATTTTACAACGTCGCCAACTTTGTAAAATGTATTAGCACTATAGTCTCCGCTCCACGTGCTGTTAACAGCAATATAAACTGCCCAATTAGCTAAATTAATAGTGGAGCCGCTAGTATGGTTTACAATACATCGATATACAGTGCCGCCGTATACTACAAGGTTATCTAATGTATACGATGTGCTAGGAGTCCATTCATTTTCCCATATAGTGCCATCTAACATTAACAACCAATAAGGAGTTGGACCAAGTTGTGGGTCAACAAACTCTGCATCTGCGTAGAAATTGCCGGATGTATGTGGTACTAAGCAGACATATGTTTTACCGTTGTATGCGATTACCGCATCTCTATTATAGAATGTGCCGGTATCCCAATACCCTTTCCACGTATAACGTAGGTTGCCAATTTTAAATTCTGCCATTTGTCCTATCCTTGTTTTACAAAATATATGCTAATATGTTACTTATCTAATACCAATTTACGGGGTTACTATTAATTCTGGAGGATATGTATATTTCTGATTTATCCTAACTACAAAATTACCGGCCTCGTCCAGATAATAAAAAATGTTTTTATTATCCCATCGATATTGATCCCAGCGTAAGTTTGAATATGGACGTGAGTGATCAGCAGCTTCTCTACCATCAAAAAAGTCAATACCGTATTCAAACTGTGTAAAATCGTTCTCAGCTAAACCAGGGTCGTTAACAACTACTGCATCAGTGCTGTGAATTTGATCTATTTTTGCAAGAAATAATAAACCATCGTCATCTCTGCGCAGTGCATAAAAATACCTACGACTATCCGGATCTACAAGATCCGATAAACTATTTTCATTTCCAATATAATATGTCATTTTATTATTCCTTAAACAATGTCAACATAACTCATTACTAAATCTAAACTATCGTCAGAATTAGAATTAACAAACATGGTCATGTTTGTTGCTAAAATTAATTTTTCACCGCCGTTAATTACTCGTAAACTTTGATTTGGTGGTACAATAACATCTTTGATGTAATACGATGAACTAAAAAATGTAGCAGATGTAACGGCACCGCCAGATGACACTGCGGTCATTACAATTGTATTTGCATCGACTCCTGTATTTGTTTTAGATAATACACGAGCACCTGTTGGCACATGAGTGCCTGTTATAAAATCGCCAACACTTATATTTCCAGCGGCTAAATCGCTAATACCAGTTAAACTAGCACTGCCTGATGTATTAGTTACAGATACTGCTCCGACTGTATTGTTTTGTAAACGAATGTTAGCAGTAGCAATAGTATCGCTTTTGTTTGACAAACTCAATCCAATGATTGTACTTCTTGTTCCAGCGTTTGTCGTTAATACTACTACCTCACTTGTAGGTATGTCAGAGTATAATTTATTTCGAAAGAATGATGCCATAATGTATTATCCAAATAGTAAGGCTGTTAAAATGCCAATGTCTGTTGCTTGTGCTTCTGAAATACCAGAACTAGTACCTGCAACACTAGTCCAGGTTACGCCGTTATAAATCTCTACCAGTTGAAGTACTGTATTATACCGTATCATACCTAGTTCTGGTACAACCGGTCTATCAAATTCAGTATCGCCTGCAGGAATAACAACACCGTTTGTTCCTGCAATTTTTACATATCCTGTAGTAGTTTGTAAAAATTCAGTAACTGCGCCTGCTACAGTGTTAGTAATAGTATTGTTTCTAATTCGTAAGTTACCAACTTTAACACCCCCAGTTCCTGGTGTAGTTAAATTGATGTCAGTATTATTTACAATAGTTGTAATAGTATTGTTTTGAATATCTAATGCTGTTGTTTGTAAGCGTTCTGCAAATAACTTGGTGCTGTCAATGGTTACCATTAAACTATTGTCAGCATAGAATCTTAATGTATTATCATTTGCGCCCGGAGTAGCTTCAGCTGTGATATATGTATTTCCATCAACGTCTTGTACACCACTCATTGGTAACCAATAAGATCCGTTATAGCCCTCATAACGACCAATTTGATTATTATAACGGATCATACCGTTTGTTGGAGTTAATGGACGTTGACTATTATCACCGATAGGTAATATTAAACTTTGATTGCTGTTAACAACAACACTACCTGTGCCTTGCGGAGTTAGTGTAATATCTGAATTAGTTACTACGCTTTGAATATTGTTGTCAGAGATTTTAATCCCTTCAATAACAACATTACCAGTGCCATTAGCAACTAAGTTAAGATCTGTACCAGCAACTTTAGTTGTAATTGTTGTGCCGGTAATATTAATTGCTGGTAAATCTAAATATCCTGTGGCAGTAATATTGCCAGTAACTTCTGTATTTCCGCTGGTTGTAAAATTGCCAGTTTGATTAATATCACCAGTTTGTGTAATAGTTCCTGTAACTGAAGTAGCTTTTAAATATGTTGTGCCTGTAGTAACTGTTAAATTCTGGGTAACAGTTAAACTTTGATCAATCTGTACATCATTGCTAGGAATGTAAACTTTACCAGTGCCATCTGCAACTAATTCTAAGTTGCTGTTACCAACGGTAGTTGTTATTAAATTATTATCTAATTTAATGTTTGCAAACTGTGTTACTTGTCCGTCAACGGTTAGTTTACCAGTTAAGTCGTATGTACCAGTTTGGATAACATTACCGGTTTGAGTTACATCACCATACTGAATAACATTGCCGTTGATGTCTACATTACCTAAAGTAGTTAATCCAGTTACCCCTAATTGTTGTGTAATTGCAACATCATTGGTAGGTACTGTTATTTTTCCTATGCCGTTTGCTTTTAATTCTAAATCACTTGCTGGTAATGTAGTTGTAATATAGTTGTCATTTATTTCTATATCACCGGTAGTAAAAATATTTGATGTTAAAGTGTTAGTAACATCAATTGTTCCAGCATCTAGTGTTCCAAGAACTGTTAAGTTTTGATCAATTTGTACATCATTACTAGGAATATAAACTTTGCCAGTACCATTAGCAACAATAATTAAATCACTATTTGTAACTGTAGTTGTTAATAGATTTGCATCTAATTTAATATCTTGAAATTGTGCAATTTGTCCATCAACTGTTAGTTCGCCAGTTAATGTGTACGTACCAGTCTGTATAACGTTACCAGTTTGTTCTACATCGCCAAACTGTACAACGTTGCCATTAATATCTACATTACCTAAAGTAGTTAATCCAGTAACGCCAAGCTGCTGGGTAATTGAAACATCATTAGTAGGTACTGTTATTTTGCCAGTATTGTTTGCTTTTAGTTCTAAATCGCTTGCCGGTAATGTTGTTGTGATATAGTTGTCATTTATTTCTATATCACCAGTAGTGAAGATGTTGGATGTTAGGGTATTTGTAACATCAATACTGCCTGCATCTAACACTCCTAATACTGTTAAGTTTTGATCAATTTGTACATCATTACTAGGAATATAAACTTTACCAGCGCCGTTAGCAACAATAATTAAATCGCTGTTAGTAGCAGTTGTAGTTAATAGATTTGCATCTAATTTAATATCTTGAAACTGAGCAATCTGTCCGTCAACAGTTAATCCGCCAGTTAGGTGATATGTTCCTGTCTGAATAACATTGCCAGTTTGTTCCACATCGCCAAACTGCACAACATTGCCGTTAATATCTAAGTCATCTAATGTTGTTAGTCCAGTAACAGATAAAGTTTGTGCAATTTCAACATCAGTGCCTGTAACATATACTCTTCCAGCACCGTTAGCAGATAGAATTAAATCACTTGCTGCCAATGTTGTTGTGATATAGTTGTCATTTATTTCTATATCACCGGTAGTAAAGATATTCGCCGTTAATGTGTTAGTAACATCAAATGTACCTGCATATAATGTTCCGGTAATATTTAAATTTTGATCAATTTGTACATCACTACTAGGAATGTAAATTCTACCAGTACCGTTAGCAACCAATGTTAAATCGTCGTTTCCAATAGTTGTAGAAATCTGATTATTATCAATTACAACGCCGTCTATTTCTGCACGGTTTAAGTAGATATTTTTCCACCATAAATCGTCAACGCTTGATCCTAAGTTGTAAAAATTAGTAGTTGCCGGAATAAGATTACTGTTGATACCGCCAACAAACTGAATAGTATCAGTTGTTTGATCACCAATTTGAATATTTCCACCAAGTGTGATATCACCTGTTACATCTAAATCACCTGTAATGAATGTATTGTTTTGTAAATTAATTACCCCACTGGCCGCAGTAATATTCAAATTACCCGTTAAACTTTCAACGGTATTTCCACTGATTCGAATATTGCCAGTGTCAATGTTTGTTGGAGTTATTAAAGTAGTATTGGTACCGTCAGTAAATGTTACACCAGTTGCACTAGTAATGTTTAGTGTTTGGCTATTAAATAATACTTCTCCGGTCTTTTGATTTACATAAAAACTATCGCCAACTTTAAAGTTACCTTCGTTATCTACACTAGTGTAGTAAATCTTAGCACCGTTTAATTCAACTACTTCATTAGCAGCAATCCTGTCGTTAGGATCGTTTGTTGCTAATTTACCAGAACCAATATACGCAAAGTTTTGTGATATTAGATAAGCAATAACGCCTACGCCAGTTCCGTGTGCGCCATAGTTACCATAAACGTTTGCAGAACCAATAGCACGAATTTCAGCACCAAAGTCTGAATAGTCTGCAAAGTTAATTAATTGTGCTGTACCGCCTGCACTAGTTCTTAGGTCCTGAAATGTAATACCGTCGTCTAAGAATGCTGTTGAATTATTAAGTCCATTAAAGTGCAGTAGGAGTACTGTGTTTAAATCGCTAGTGACTGCGGTAGTTGGTGCAGTAAATGTTCCAGTAAATCTAGCAACATTACTAATTCTAAAATCATCAATGTAACCTGCATATGCAGTTACGCCAAGATTAGTAGCACCTATTGTTAAAGAATATGGTGCAGAATAATTATTAGTGTCAGTGTATGTTGAACCGGCTTGCGCTCCGTTGATCCACATTTTAGTACTGCCACTAGCACGACTAACGGCAACGTGTACCCAGGTGTTTAAAGTTAATGCGCTTCCAGTAATTACTGTGGCACCATTAACGGCATAACGTAATACACCTGTAGAACTTAAATTAAGTTGATGGAAAGGAGTGCTGCCAGTTTGTGGTCTAAAATCTACTAAGGTAGACAGCGCCGTGTTAGTTCTATAGAACCAGCCATCAAATTCAAAATTGCCTGTTCCAAAACTAAAATCTGAAGTTGCAGCAACCGTTGCATAATCATCAGTGCCGTCTAGAGACAAACTTGCTGTCCCAAACTTTTTAATACTTGTAGAAAGTTTGGCGTTTCCTTGAGCGTAAACTGTTTTACTGACTCGATCTGTAATTGTTTGAAACCCTAACTGTCTACCGGTAAGATTTACATAATTTCCGTCAATGCTGGCAATTGTTCCTGTACCTAATACAGTTGTTCCATCAGTATCATAGTAATTTAAAGTATTGCCAACAGCCCAAGTGCCTACTCGATTATCAATTCGTAATCGTGTTAAACCTGCTCCAGCAAAGCCAGATGCACTTGAATAGGCATATAAACCTTTGTCGGCAAAGTAGGTAAAACTGTTTAACCACTCGATGCGTACACCGTTAGTTGCAGTAATCGTTTCTTGATTTGGTGTGAAGAATGTACAACTATGAAATAACATAGCAGCTTCTTTGCTGTCTGCATTAACTACACTACCATCTAACAACGCACCCTTACCAGCATCATTTTGATCAAAGCCGTAAGGATCTGAACCACTAGTAACGCTACCGCGTGTAATAACTGTTACGTTTCTAATGTATGGACTACGGGTAGTTACTTTAAAGTTGCTAGCAAAACGGAATCCATATCCAGTATTGTTGCCGGAGTTAAATCTAAATCCACTAATTGTTAAATCTTCAACTGTAGTTTCACCGTTGATTAAAAATGCATCTTTATCAACAGTTCCTACCGTAGGTCGAATGTCTACTGATCGTAGACTTGCGCCACGGATTGTTACTCCTACCGGTATAGTTAGTGGAAACTCTTCTAAGTATTCACCGGGGTAGATAAAAACTGTATCGCCGCTAACTGCTTGGCTTAGGGCATGTTTTACTGTTAAGAACGGATCGTTTTCGTGAGTTCCAGTAGCAGCATCATCGCCCGCAGTAGCTACATAGATAATATTACCCTGAGGTAATGTTAAATCAATACCGTTTACAATAAAGTTAGCAGTGGTAAATGACTCTGCAAATAAATCTTTAACGTATAAATTATTCCAACGATTAGTATTAGTACCTAATGTATATTTTGGTTCAGACGTAATATCGTCTAACCCTGGAATAAGGTCGCTTGTAATTTCAGCTGTAAAAGTGATAGTATCTTCTGCTAAATTATTACCTAGCTGAATATCCCCGTCAGCTGTAATAGTGCCAGTAGCATGCAAATTGCCATTGACTAACACATTACTGTTAATGTTTACTTCACCAGTGCCTACTGTGTTAATTTCTAAATCAAGATCAGTTGCAGTTGTTTCTATAGTGTTTGCAGATATTTGCAAATCACCTGTGACAATTTTACCTTGATAAACAACTGCATTTGCGCCGCTTGGCTGCAGAGTAATTTGTGAGTTAGAACTAGAAATTGTACTACCAGCAATGTTAAACGTGGCAATATCAGCTTCAGTAGTTATTAAATTTGTAGTACGTGTTGTACCGTTTACAGTTAAGTCGTGCGTTGGGTTGGCTGTCTTAACACCAACTCGGCCGTTTACAACGTCTAGATATAATAGGTCGGTCTCAAAGGCAAGCGGAACTCCATCTCGTAAGAGATTAGCCTTTAAGAGCGG